GTAGCCCCTGTAGGGCCTGTAGGCCCCGTAGAGCCAGTAGAACCAGTAGGTCCGGTAGCGCCAGTGGCTCCGGTAATTGCAGGGCCTGTAGCGCCCGTAGGACCCGTTGGGCCGATAGGACCCGTATTTCCAGGTGTCCCTTGCGGTCCTTGGTCAGCGCTGAACTCAACCGCTACTTGTGGGGTGATGGACTCGATTACGATGATAGTGGTCACGGATTAGTCACGGCTCCCGTTACTATGAACTTACCCTCTAGGATGCGGGTTACGACCGAGCCGGAGTCCAGCACGAAGTCGTAGGCATAGCGCCCCGATGAGATGGCTCCTGTGACAGTATCGCTCAGAGTCACCGTAGCCCTACCATTGATAGCGTCAAGGACGATTTGCCCATTGGCAGTGGTCGCTACGACCGTCGTGGTGGTAGCCCCGACAAAGGGGCGAACCGTCATCGTTGCGGTGTAGTTGGTCAAGTTCCAAGGTGTGCTGTCGTTCTTGATCTGGAACTGGAAGTTGAATGTGGTCGCTTGGTCGCAGACTAAGTTGTACTTAGCACTCATCAGGACTCCAGTTCTCTGAGAGCAGCCGCTGGGTCCAAGCCAGTAGTAGAAGCGAGAAGGTTACATACGCCAGCGAGATCAAGATAATTCTTCTTATCAGTGATCCCAGCAATCTCATTGAGAACTCCTACGGTGTCTGTGTTCGTCGGTGTGACCGTACGGGCTGCGGCCCACGCACGAGCCGCCCCCGCTGCATCAAGAGTGTTGACAGTCGGATAGGTGCCACCATTTGCTAGGCGATTCAATTCCGAGACGAACGTGCTTCCATATACGCCTGCCATTTACTCTCCTACTTCTTCTTTGCTACTGCTGCGTTGTCAACGAGATTCGGGTACTTGCGTCCCGCTGCCTTGGCTCGTGCCTTGGCTGCTGACTTCTGCTTCGGTGTCAGTTTCTTAGACTTTGACTTTGGATTGGGTTTATCCCAAAATGCTTTTTGCTTTCTCACCACTTCACCTTGTCTGCCCAATACGCGGCACTCATCTTGCCTTTGGCGATGTTCTTAGCGTGACGGGCTTTGAAGGATGCTTGACGGGCAGTAGGTTTACGATCTCCCGTCACTCCTTGCTGTCCGAAACGTATCGTCTTGACCTGACTACCCTCTTTAGCCACGACGACGTGCGACTTGGTGGGATGGCTTGGGGTCCTTTTGGGCTTGTTGAAGCCTGAGACCCCAGCCCTCTCCAGGCGTGGGTCCTTCTTACTTTTTCTTGCCACGCTTGGCTACAGCCTTCTTGGTCTTCTTAGCCATACCAGCCTCGCTCATAGCGATAGCGACAGCCTGACGACGGTTCTTGACGACTGGACCCTTCTTGCCTGAGTGCAGGGTTCCGCGCTTGAACTCGCCCATAACTTTGGCGACCTTCTTGACTGCTGCCTTCTTCTTCATCGTGTCTTTCCCATCGGAAATACGCCAGTCTTCTTGGCGATCTTGTCACGGGTCTTGTTGAGGTCTTTGACCTTACCGGCCTTCATCTTGTCACGAAGCATTTTCTCTGCCTTCTTCTCAGCAGCGGTTGCCTTCTTCTTCATACCTGGCACGATGTCTCCTTATTGCTTCGGTGCTGGCTTGCCTGGGGCGCCAGTCATCAACTTGTCGTAGGTCATAAATGGCTTGTCATTGGTGTCGGAAGGCCAAGGCATCAACTCGTCTTCCATCTCGTACTGCTCTGGATCGTTCATTGGCATAATTACTCCTTGAAGGTAAGGTTGATTCCATCAAACGCTTGCCCACCCTCGTTTGAGAGTTTGACTGCTGCGTCGATATCTTTTTGTCTGGTACTGCGTGGCTCTATACCTTGCCTTACGGCGGAGTAGTATGAGTCCAACTCTTTCTCGTCCTTTTTGATCTGCGCCCTATCCCAGCCTGAGCGGGATGGTGTTGATGATGGCGAGATCATTGGCATATTCTGTTGTAAGCACTCAGCGTAGGTTGCGTGATCTTTGGTCTTGCAACCGCTGGTGCAGTTATTTATATCGGTGTTACCCATTCTGAATATCCTGCCGCTATGAGTACTGCTGCCTGGGCGTCTGTTATTTCGTAGTAATGACCACCGAGGAAGTAGTAGTCTGCCGCAGCCAAATCATCCTGACTCGGTGTGCGGTTCTCGGTTACCGTTGTTCCGGTTACCAAAAGTGTGTAGCCACGTGGGATATCGGTGAGTCTGGTAGGGACACCAGCACCACTGATAGGCTTGCCAGCAAGACGTGAGTACGCATAGTTCTGCGGATGCGCAAGCCAGGTCTCGTTCCTGGTAGGTGGTATCAGTTTATATGTCATATCACTCCTAACGGGCTTACCACAGAGTACCTGGCGACCAGGTACTCCGCAGTCAACCAATTATTTAGTTGATCGAGGTTGCCGACTCGATGCGGTAGATTGCTGCCTGACGGAGCAATGACCAGCCACCGAAGAAGTACCAACCGATGGTGCGGAAGCGACGGAGAGCGTCGATCTCTGGTCCGATAACGGTAGAGATGTCTTGTCCCTTTGCCTCTGCAAGAGCCTCACGACCAGCAATGACCGCCTTGTAGACGTTGATGCTGTTGCTGTTGGCTGCGAATGGAACGCGTGGGGTCTCCACGACGAACGCACCTTCGAGGACGCCGACTGCACCAGCCACGAATGGTGTGCGGTCAACGTACTTGCTGAGTTCCTGGAATCCACCAGTACCGGTCTCTGCACGGAGGTCAGCAGACTGACGTGGGTGGAGGTACGCAGCATAGAGTTCCCCGATACGAGGAACAGCCTTGTTGGTACGGAGTTGTACAACAGCCTCACGGATGTCTGCAGTGGTGATGGTCATACCTGCAGCGATTGAGTTGGTGCTGGTTGCGCTTGATGCGTAGATGACGTTGGATCCGCCGGTGAGGACGGAAGCAACAATCTGGTCGAGCGAATCAGCAGCGTTGTACGCGATGATGTCAGCGAGTGCTGCATCAACATCGTTGAACGAAGTGAGGTTCAACTTCTTGGTTGTGGTAACCGCTGAACCGTACTCTTGGAGAGTTACAGTTACGTTTGTTGGGTTACCGAGAGCAATGTTGGTGACGTCAGCAGTCTCAACCAAAGTCGCTGTAACAGCGCTGAGGTCTGAGTAGATGGAGAAAACAACTGACGATCCTGGCATTGCTTGCTGTACTGGCTTCACATCTGCAATCGAACGCATCAATGGGATGGAACGAAGTGCCATACGGACGTACTGATCGTACGCGGTCTGGACGAGCGTTGTGATAGTCGCAGTAGTTGTGGATGTACCATTAGGTACGGCCATTTTATGCGCCTTTCGTTAGGATCGGGTTAGAGTCCAGATTGCTGAATGATTTGGTCCAACTCTTCACGGCTGTTGGCGTTCATCAACTTCGACATAATGTCTTCGCCTCGCTCTGGCGTAAAGCCAGCATCGGCGGCACCTGTCAATCGCTGATAAGCCTGGGCCTGTGCTGGGTCCACATTCGGCTTCTGGGTTTCGGCTGCGGTTTCAAAGCCGAACACGTCGGCGTATTCACCTAGCCATTTAGATACAGACTCTTCAGTTGGGTCTATATCCTGTGGGATAAATGCAGCAATTTTCTGATTTACCCCGCGACTTGCGAGGGCATCCTTGATTGCTCTTTCGCGTTGCGCCTTGTTCAAGGATTCAAACTGGGAACGTAGTTCCTGCAGTTCCTTATCCTTTTGCTTGGCTGCCTTACGTAGTTGCTTTACAAGATCGTTCCCTGAGTCATTGGACTCAAAGTCATCGTCCTCGTAGTCGTAGTTGGACATAGGTCCTTCTCCCTTTTTCGTTGGTTGTCGCAGGCCTCATACGGTTTGGGGAACGCCGTATGGCTCCTACTTCTGGACTTACTTCTCTCCCTGGGTGCCAGCACTTTCCAGGGTAGGCCTTAGAATTGTCCGGCTCGTTCGCGGGACAAAGCGCCTTGCGTGGCGCCTGAGCGACCACTAAAGATCGCTTGCTCTAGTTCAGAAATCTTCTGACGCTTGCGTCGCGCTTCTGGCGCTCCAGCAAGACCAAAGACAGCAGTCTCTGCTACCTCTTGCGTGTAAGGTTCCTGACCATAAATCTGTGCTAGTTGTTGACCACGTGGTAACTCTTCTGCTACCTGAGCAAATCCTTGTGCTGCTCGTTCGGCGCTAATGCCAGCCGCTCGTAGTTCCTCTGCCCGTGTTCTTCCTGTCTGAAGACCAGCACGTCGAGCGGATGCACCGATCTCGGCAGCGGTAATTTTCTTCTGAATCTCTGGCAAGGTATCTTTTGGATTGAGGACGTAACCAAGCAAGTCTCCTTGCCCGACCTCTGGGAAGAACTCGCGGAGAGTAGTCCCGACATCTGGCAGGACATCATTGAGTCTTTGCTGTCCAGTCTGAATACGGCTTTCAAACTCGCCAGGGCTGACAACCTGCTCAATGTAGGTGTCAAATCCACCCTCACCGCTTCTATAGGAAACTTCTGGCAGACCATAGAAGTCTGCGATCTCCTTGTATTGCTGTTCCATCTTGATATATTCAAGCGGGGAAAGCCTTGGCAGACCAGCCTTCATACGTGCTTCGTTCGCCTTGAAGCGACTCTTGTAACGTGGGTCTTCACGAAGTTGAATATCAAGTTCTCTTCCTTCATATCCCTCACCTAGAAGAGCCATAATAGGCGCTCTCAAAGAGCCAAGATTGAAGTCATCCAGAAGCGCAAGAAAGTCATACGCTGACTCTCGCCGTTCCTCTGCCATTAGATTCCACCTCCAAGGACTGCTGATAATGCACCTCGAACAACATCCTTAGCACCATCAGTGTACGGCCAGTTAGGATCCTTGCGTACTGTTCTGCGGAACTCTGAAAGGTTCATATTCTTAGCAAGAGCATCTTGAATGTAGCGATTGGTTACGTCAACCTGTGCCACTGGGATCTCTAGTTCCTCAGCGATGATGCCTCGGTATGGAGCGATAACATCATCTACCTCTAGCCCAGTAGCGACTTGGTTCTTTACCCAGTCTGGCATAGCGGTAGTTCCATAACTGCGGATCTTGCGCTCTAACACAGTGATATCTTCTCCGCCGGCGAGCGCTCTGCCGACCTCATCCATATTCTGGTAGCCGAGAACGAGGGGAAGTGACTTCTCGGATACACCATTCCTGCGAGCCAAGGTCTGAAGTTTTGTCAGGTTGTCAAGACCAGCACCACCAATAGCCTCTGGCTTGAAGGTACCCTTCTTGATAACCTCATCCTGGATGATTTCAGTAGGGGTGCCTTTTACATAGAAGGCCTCTAGTTCAGCATCAGTCGCATCAAGCGAAAGCGCTCGCAAAGTCTTACGGGTATCAATGATGAATTTGCGGAGGTTCTCACGATAGATTTCCGAACGCTCTGCTCGCTCCAATATGCGAGTCTGCGCCTCTGGACGAAGGCGTCCGAACTTAGACTTATACAGAGCGTCCTTGGCTTCCGTGAGTCTTTTAGCCCTATATAGAGCAAAAACTTTTCGCAGTTCTTCGCCATATTCTGGGTCATCAAGGAGTGCCTCGGTGATGCCAAGGTTTTCCCTTGCGCCAGTCAGGGGTTCGGATGGGGCTGCAGTAGGTTCCCCAGATGTAGTATCCAGAGTGATGTCTGGATTCATTCTAGTCATATCAGCCACTATTTATTCTTCCCTATCTCACCGAACAAGAACGATGCGAAGTCGACCCGCTCCTTACGTGCGATGTCCTCAGGTAGAGCCGTTGCCAACTTCTTCTCAATAACGGCTGCGGCCTTCTCTTGCGAGAATCCTGGAGTCTGAGTAACGACCTTCTCGCCACCCTTCATCTCCACCTTGGTGACAGTTCCTTTAGAAATCATCCGATTGACTGCGTTGTTGAGGTCCTTGTACCAGTCTTGTTGCATATCTTCTGGGCTAAGACCTCTGCCAGCGATAGCCTCTACACCCTTACCAATAAGAGCATTTACCTCTTCAGGTGTGTAGTTATAGATCTGACGGGTTGGCACGTTTTTCTTTTTTGTACTTCCCTTTGAATACCAGGCAAGGTAGTCAACTGGAGTAATCTTCTGCTGACCGTTTGACTGTTGGTACCACTCTGAGGCACCTGCTACTGATAGGTCCCACATAGCCTTGGCTCGTAATGGGTCTGCATCAAAACCGTACTTCTTGAGTGCTGACTTCCAACGAGACTGCAACTTAGGATCAGTGAGATAAGCCTGTGTTGCATTATCAATCGTATCAATTTCCCTGCGTCCTGGGCGTGTATCACCAGACCACGACTTGACAGCAGGACCGAAATCACCAAGGTAAACAGTATTGCTAGGTAGATCTTGGGAGGTACCTCCGCCAGGACCAACACCTATTTTGTTGGTTAGTGAAGTAAAGGCATCAGTTGACATTACTATTTACCCAAACTTTCTGTCAGTTTGTCGTTTTCCAATATGCGTGAGTAGACTCGGCTGAAGGTAATATCTTCATCAAGTAGTTGACCTGTAAACTCAGCCCAAGCCTCTCGTAAATCAGAGTTAGACTCATTGTCAATGTTCTTAGATTCGCGGGTAGCAAGCACGTCAATAATCAACTGACGACCTTTGAGGTACTCAGCCATCGTCTTCATATCAGGACGATTAGCGATGCGCGGATCTTGAACAGTCTTCTGCGCGAACTTGAGGAAGTTCATAACCTTACGCATATCCATCCTGCCACGTACGGTGTCCCAGTCTGGGTTCTCTGCTGCTAGTTGAGCAATGAAATCCTGCTTGGCTGCCTTGAGATCTTCAGCGCCCTTAGACTCTAGGGACTTTAGACCACGCTGAATACGAATGGACTCGATAAGGTCGATACCTTTGTTGTAGGTAATCCATCCCTTTTCGGCATTGGTCTCTTGGACCGCTTCATATGGGTCTCTGGACTCACGCTGCTTGGTCGGTGATCCTGGAGCAACTGCAGTCTCGCGCTGGACCTGATAGACAGTAGGCGAGAATTCGCCAGCATTTGCATCTCCTACGACGAACCAACCGTACTCAGGGTTCTCCTGGATGATATCAGCGAGTTCCTTGCTACGCTTACCTGCCTCAATCGTGGCTGCAATGCCAGTATTGTTTCGAGAAAGGCTTGTCGTAAAGAGATAGAAGTCATCCCCATACTTCTTATAAAAGTTCTCGCGGTAGTTTGCTGGGTCCTCTTCACGCATACGCTGTGCTTCGTCAATGTAGAACTGGTATGGGCTACGAGTGTTTGTAGCAAATGGCAAGATAAGACGAGATGCAACCTCGGTCTTGAGGATACCGATAACTCGATCATTGATTTCGTTACGCGTTGGCCTTGTCTCACGAAGGCCCATATCGTACTTATGGTTCTCTTCAACGGTAACAAGAACCGTCATATTGCGACGAATAGGATTGTCCTCATCAAAGAGTGCCATTGCTCTACGAGCCGCTGCTGACTGGATGAAGAAGTCTGTGAATCCAGTACCGTCTGCGCCGTATGGCAATACTTCCTTGATGATTCTATTGCGCTCTAGTTCGTTATATTTCTTTATGAGTTTAGATACTGGGAACTGAACAAACCAGCCAGCACCTGGGTTCCACCAAGAACCGCCTTGGAAGATAAGATTGAGCGATGGCTTCGGGATGCTACGTGGTCTATCACCTAGACCCATACGCTTCCACCACGAACCAGGGATGTTGATGTAGGTAATTCCATCACGCTCTTCTGTGAGACCCATACGGTCTGGAGAATCGTAGATTGTTTCCAGCCTACGAATTGTTCCTGGATCATTGAGTACGAACTTGCTCCACTTCTGAGCCACATCGGTATATGCGCCAAAGAATGGGAAGATGTACTTGAGTAGGTACGCTGCCTCAACACGCTCAGAGGTATCGTAAAGACTGCGACGCATCTCTGACCTGGCCCATTGGCGAGCCTGATTCTCCAACTTACGCAAGTAGGCGGTTGGAATCTCTTTGCCAGGATATGTCTCAATCGCGTTGAGAACGGATGCCTTCATACGATCACGATAGAGTTTGATGAAAAGCGGAGACCTAACGAGTTCAGCCTCAGGTATTTCACCAGCAAACCTGTAGAAACCATTGATGACTGTAGCAAATGCTCGACTTACAGAGGACGTTCCATTGGCTGTACCGACCTGTGCGCCGTTGACCGCTGGTCTGTTGAGGTCACTACGACCAAAGAACTTGTTGACATCTTCTGCCGTAATGGAACGCTTCGCTGCAATCTGACGAAGTTGGTCTGCAAACGGAGGGAAGAGTTCCTCAATGTTCGCCATATTCGCTTCTACGATATCCTCAACCTCACGGCCCAAAGCCAGATTACGTAGAATCTTGCGACCTTCTGGGTCACGAAGTAGAAACTCAGAAGCCTCGCGGATAAGAACCTCGCGTGGCTTGTCTTGAAGCAGGATTTGTGTAATCTTAGAACCACGAACCTGACGGTTGACGACTCGCTGGTAAGCCTCTGCCCAACCTGGATCGCTGCCTTGAACGATTACCCAATCGCCATTGGTCTCCATAGCATTACGCATACGGTTGCTTGCGTCAGCAAAGTGGCTATCTACAATCTGCGCTGAGTTGTAGATAAAGCGATCACGGATAAATCTCTGCTGCTCTGGCGTAGCGCCAAGAGCATCCTGATACTTGACGCCATTGATTTCCTGAAGACCCAAGCCATACTTGTCCTTCATAGGGATCTTGCCGTCGATCATCTTGTCGATCTCATCAATTTGCTTCATAATCTCATCTGGATCATCAGCATTGGCGAGAGAGATTTCTAGTTCGTCGCGGTATGCTCGCAACTTAGTGGTATCGCTCCACTTGAAAATCTCATCAAGTGTGCTTCCCTTGAAGCGATTGAGGACGATATTACGTGCGCCTGCGGCTGTACGACCTACTATAGCCATAGGTCCTACGACCTGGATAATACGCATCATACCTTCGGTTACGTTACGGATAGGGTAACCAAGGCGAGCAAGGACCTCAAACTTGAGGACGTTATCAAGGGTATCAAGGATCTCAGTTCCTGCCTGACGGACAGGTGCAGTTCCTTTGTAAATCTTTCCGCCGACTTCAAGACGCGAAGCGCGGGCGTTCTTATTGAGTGCGTTATACATCGCGTCGATGTTGAGGGTTGGCAACTCCTTCATCAACTGTGTCTCGTTCAATGGCAGCGGGATAACGTAGTTAGTTCCATCAATACCGCCAACAACAGGCTTTACCTCTGCTCCGACTGGCACTTTGGTACCATCATCAAGAGTTCGTGTAGCGCCTGTGTACGCACGTGACTTTCTAATCTTCTCAACCGCTGATGCTCGACCGTTGGAGAATGTTCTCCAGGCTACAGCCACATCATCATCGGAGTATCCGAACTGGCGGGCTACAATAGAGAAAAGTTCTTCCTCAATACGCTGGTAAGCGTTTGCCCTAGCAATAGGATCGGTAGCCGAAATATAGGAGTTGAACAGTTCATTGCGACGCTCGACTGTAAAGGTTGCCCTGGCAAGGTCATCTTCAAGACCCTTGATTTGGTTTGACAAAGCCTCAGCCTCATCGCTACCTTGCTTTGCATTATCAAGTTGATTCCTGAGCGTAGCAATCTTAGCAGCATAAGTATCTGTTTGGCGCTGTGAGATACCACGAACTCGGCTTAGAAGGTTGTCAACGGTCTGAACTGACTGGTTATCGTTGAAGTCAATCCACGACTTAGGACGCTTATAGACAAAGCCGGTAAGAATTCTAACTGGGTAAGATGCCGCTCCGCCGCGAAGGTCAATCAACTTCTGGCTTTGAGCCGCCTTGATGCGTAGAGCCGATGAGATGTTGGCAGAAGGAACCATATTGGGATTGAGAGTTCCTTCAATGGACAACTTCTTCTCTACATCAGTAAGATCATCATAGAGTTTGTCAATCTCGCCTTTGTACTGCTTGGCAAGTTCTGTTGCTTTCTCAAGGTCATCGCCTTGATTCATTAGGTCAAGCGTGAGTTGCCCAGTCTTTGGGTCAATCGCTTTGCCCAAGAAGCGGGCATCTGCAATCTCATCCTGAAGATTAGCAATCTTAGTAGCAATCTCGCTGCTTTCTTCCATCAGGCGAACAGCGGCACCTGCATCACCAAGCGCAAACTGGATGATGTCAGCCTTGACTGCGTGACGCTTGGCTACATCTTCGATTTTGTTTGCGTCTGCAAGTACATCTGCCAGCGTTGCTGGATTGGCAGACTCTCGAATAGCCTGGACGCGGAAGAGGTCCTTGGCATCCATACCATCAGTCTTCTCAATAAAAGACTGGAAACTTCCTTTGACGCGTTCTGCCCTGCGGCCGGTCTTCTCGCCTGCAAGAATGGCCCTAAGTTCTTGAGTTCCCTTGATGCCATACTTGAGACCTTTGTAGACCTTGACGCCTTTACCCGCAACGATGAATGGGTCCACAACAAATCGTGCTACTACATCGGTTGTGAAAGATGAGAAACGACCTACGGGTTGCTCTCTAAAAGCGGTTTCTGCTTGCTTCTTATTGAAGATATCAAAGTCGCTTGATACAAAAAGAGCGTGGTCTTGGATGAAGTTATCAACATTATCCCCAACGCCTGGTACCTTGGTGATAATCTTTTCAATCTCATCAACAGGAAGCATCTTATTGAATACGGTTCGAATAACAGAGCGACCAATGGAAATGTCTCTGGACTTATCCCAGGTATCCTTTACTTTGGCTGGATCGAAGCCACCACGAAGAAGTGGGCTTTTATCGTCGGTTGCTAGAAGTCCAAATGAAATAGCCTGAGCGGTTGCATTATATGTCTTCTCCATAAAGTCAAACGCTCTACGGAAAAAACCCTTTTGCTCTGGACCCTGCTGTGGCCGGACCCCAACGGTGGTTGTAGCGGTAGCACTTAGTGCTGGAGTTGGCAAAGCCTTACCGTAGTCAAGCGGAAGCGCTAGTGACTGTGGCTGACCGGATTTGTTGTACTGTGAGTTGAACTCACCCACAGCATCAAAGGGAGATTTGTTGGGTTGTGTCATAGAAGTTGCGCTCGAAGTATCCTGACGTAGTTGCGAAATGCCTGAGACGCCTTAGGATTCTGAGCAGCAACTTCCAATGCTGGAAGGTAGGAAAGCAGTCGATCACGGTCCTCAGTAGAATCCAATGTTTGGTTCATCATCAAAGACGACGATCCAGGACCAGGGCCAAAGTCTGCGCCAGCAGTAAGCGGCTCGTCAGGACGTTGGGTTGGTGCATTGAGTGGTACTACTGGTGTAGGTGCTTTACGTAGTTGCTGATCGGCAGGTCCCTGGGTCTTAGCCATAGGAGCGCCTGATTGAATCGCGGCGGTCTCAACACCTTCGCCATACTCTGATGATGGAAGTCTCATACCGTCTGTTCTCTTGGAGTACTTGCCAGGACCTGATGTGCCTGCTAATGGACCACGTGCCATTATTCCTCCATCTTCTCTAAGTCTTGTGCAAAGTCTTTCCACACTTGGGAAACCTTGCTTGTACGAGATGCGTGATATAGCGCAATCTCTAGTACGTCCTCTGTCAGCGAATGTAGTGACGAGGCTATGTTATGTAAAAAACTTGCAAACGCTACGCCAAAGTCAGCAGGGGATACTGAGCGAGGCACTTCGTTGTCTTGGTATCCGTACATCGCTCAGTCCCTTCTAAAACTAACTAGGCCTTCTTGCCCTTACGACCTGCAGGTGCATAGCCGAAATCAACCTTGCCGCCCTTTGGCTTCGAGGTATCCTTCTTGCCTTCAGTCGGCTTCTGCATTGGAGCCGCTGCGCGACCACCCTTCTTGTTCATATTCCACCTCCTTCGTTTGTTATGCGCCGCCGATTGAGGCGAGCAGTGTTGCGATATCGGGACGAGTAGCACCAGCAGGGGCTGCACCGCCAGGTTGTTCTGGAGATGGCTGCGAGGCAGGAGCGGGAGCCGCACCTGCTGGTGACATCTGTTCTGCGCCCATCATTGCCATCTCTGGTGGCATTTCTGGTGTTGGCGCTGGTTCTGGGGCGAAAGCCTTTTCTACTAAAGTTTCGAGTTGGAGGCCTTTTTGCCGCCCTTTGATAACTTCAGCAATGCGGCTAATGATTTGAGTAGGGTCTTGTCCCTGCGATGCCAGAGCCGGTATAGCCTGGGCGTACTGAGCAAGAGCAACACGAAGAGAATCGCGCATCTCTTCGATGTCAACCCTTTGTTCTTCTTGTGTGACATTCAACTCCATTGGGATTTCGCGGCGTACATAATCTCGTGAAACGAGTTTGTCGCTACGCATCTGGAGAAGTGCGATGATAGCGCGGTTAGGATCCATTCCCGACATAATGCCGTAACGGACGTCGACTCCGTACTCACCCTTGATATCGCGGGATGGGATGTACTTCATCGAATACGGTGTGCCATCTTCTTGACCCTTGATGGTCTTGGTGATACCACCAAAGATCTTCTCATCTACTTCAAAGCAGATAGATACAAGGTCACCGAAGAGGCGAGCGAACTGTGCTTGCGCTGCACGAATCTGGGTATCGAAGCCAGCCTGTAACGCCTGGACTCCACGACCTGTGATGATGGAAGCGTCAATGTTTCCGCTTCGCACCTCTGGGTAGCGAGCGCCAAGACGCAACTCACGCTCAAGAACGCCCGACTCGGTGAAGACACCAGGTGGGAGTTCTAGCGGCACACGGCGAATCGCTTGTGGATTGGCAGAGCGCATAATCGCATCTGGGCCAAGGGCCAGTTCTTGCACATCTTGTGGGATGGCAATAGGTGCTTGGATGGACTTCTCTGCCGCTTGGATTTGCAAAACTGCAAAGCGGGCGCGAGCCAACTGCACCGCTAGAACATCATCAAACTGACCACGCGCCTCACCGTCAAGAGAGGATCGAACCGCGACACGTGCCAAACACTTTCCGATTGGATTAGGCGTGTTAGCCAGAATCAGATTGTTGCGCTCTGGAAGGAAGATCATATCCTGGTCTTTGTCGTGATAGCGGATCACGGAAAGGTACGGGCTGGATTGTGAGGTCCAGTCACGCTTGAGGATTTGTCCTGCAAACTCTGGGAACTGTGCTGCCAGTGTCTCAGCATCGGATGCGATGATCTGGGTCAGCGAGACAGTGCGACCGAATCTATCAATCTCTGGGTAGACACCGAATGGGTTGAGCAGACGGATGCGTGGGTTGTTGGTCTCGTAATCCATCTCTACGATGGCTGGCAACATACCGTAGGTGTTGAACCAGTCAGCACCCTGATACATCTGGATCTGTAGGTCAGAGGATGTGACGAAGAAGTTGGCGATACGTGTGCGGGTATCCGCCGCTTTGCGAGCGGAGTCGGAGACCATATTGGTCGCTGAACACTCGAAGGCTGGCAGAGGCGCCATCACTTCAGCCAAGTCACGGGCTGCTACATCAATGAAGTTAGCGATGAGAGGCTTTGGATATTCCTCGGAGAACATTGATGGGTAGACCTTGGAGATATCTCCTTGACGTACGGAGAGTACATCTCGCATACGCTGGTCTCGCGCTGCGTAGCGGGTCTGCAGGCGTGATGCCTTTGCCGCTACTTCCTTCACTGTCAGCATTGTTCTCCTTAGATGAACGCTTGCTCTTTCTGTTCAAAGAGGTCGTCCAGATTTATGACTACTCGCTTTGCCTTCTCTGCTCGCGACAAGAAGGGGTTTTTCATATGGTGGACATTGTGCTGTCCGTTGTTGATAACCTCACGCGCTCTGATCTCGCAGAACCAGAGAGCCATCACCATATCCGTCTTACCTTTGGTGGTAGGTGACCAAGTAATCAACTGCTCTATCAAAGCCTTGACCATCTCGGTCTGATCCGACGGTAGGTGGATCAAGTTGTCTCGGTGGTGCTTACCATCAGATTGCTTTGTCCCGAAAAGGGTAGACATAGAAGCAACACCGAAGCCTGCGTCCCATTTGTTATTGCCGGTGTGATGCTCTCGCAAGATGACACCACGTGTCGCCAGGTACTGGCGGATTCCCTCGTCCTGGGTCAAGAACGACTGGAAGGCGTTACGCTCAACGATCCACTCGCTGGGCTTGTACATATCGGTCCACTCAAACATCAACTGTCTAATCTGTGATGGAGTAGGTCCGGTGACCTTGATAGCGTCTACGATGTAGCGCTTATGAGTTGCTCGGTCGACTGCGTAGCAGACCGCAGCGGTGTCTCCGACCATTGCGGGGTCGAGACCACAGATGAAGTGGAAACCTTGTAGGCTCTTAGGGTGTCCTGGGTAACCAGCGTTGAGAGGTCCTGACTTACGCATACCGTCGATGGAACCCTTGACACATACGGGATCGAAGATAGCATCATCAGAAACATCTTGCTGCTGATAGACCAAAGCCCAGGTAGATGCGTCCATTGCTTGACGCTCGTTGTAGAGGTGACGACCATTCCATCGGGGA